GCTCGTAGACAAAGGATGGTTCCCATCCGGTGTCAGCGAATATCATGTAATCTGGTTTGTGCTTTGTCAGTCCTTCCTGCGCCATGAGTGCCAGACAGGATGACTGAACCCCCGCCCCGAGCGCTAATATGCGGAGGGTTGGTTCTCTTCTTTTTCCTTCCTCGTCAAAGTATTCCGGCTCTTTCGTAGCAGCCACAGCGGCCATTGTATTAAGGGTTTTTTTATTAGGCTTAAGCTTCGTAGACATTTCTTCCAGTAACTTTCTTCTCTCATACTCCATCTGCTCCGGGTTTATGGCAAAACCTGGTTTTGCCTTTGGTTTTTTACTTTTTCCCTGTTCCCTGTATCCCCTGTTCACTTTGCGTTCCCCCAATTATCTTTGATTTTATATTCCACCTTGGATGGAACTTCCAACTTCACACAGTTTTCCATTATGTCTTTAACATCCTCCCCCTCTTTATCAGACTTTACGCTGCAATTCAACTCATCATGCATCTGTAGAAGTGGCGTGATCCCTAGTTTTTCATACACGTCAACCATGGCCTTCTTTGTCTGGTCCGCAGCTGAGCCCTGAATCAACCTGTTAAGTGCCTTGTACGTACCGGCTCTCTTAACATTCCCATATTCTGCCTCTGCTTGCTTGAGAGGCATTGCTTTATAAAATTTTAAAGGCTCATACCAGTTAGGTTCATATAAATCGAAACGACATTTACGACCCAGCAAAGTCCTAATGGTACCTACCTGATTAGCCCTGTTCATGACAGCTTCAAGCATGCCCTGCATGAACGGAACCTTAATTCTAAACTCCTTGAGCATTGCCTTTGCTTCCATTGGGGTAATGTCCAAGTCAACTGCCATCTTCTTATAGCCCATGCCGTACATAACCCCAAGACCAATTGTTTTTGCCAGTCTTCTGGGTATGTCTGCCATGTCAGCTGTCTGCTGGTGAAAGTCCAATCCCTGAACAAAAGCTTTTTTTACCTTCTCGGCCCCCGCATTCTTGTTAAGAAGGGCAAAATGAGTGAGGAGCCTGGGTTCCTGTTGTGAATAATCAGCGGAAATCCAGGACTCACCTTGTTCCGGAAGAAATATTCTTCTTACCTCTGATCCAAACTCGCTCCTTATGGGCATTTGCTGTAGATTGGGAGCGTACATGGAAAATCTTCCTGTCACCGTTCCTCCACTGCTTCCCCTTATCTGGTTAACGTGTCCGTGTATCCTGTCATTGTGAATGTATTTTGCTATCCCATCTATAAAAGTTCCTTGAAGTTTATTTAAGACCCTTGCTTTTGTCACCATCCGTGGAAGCTCATGCTTGTGCGTTTCCAGGAAAGTCTGGGTAAAGCTAGGAGCCCCTAATGCAGTATGGGGATAATCCAGGTTAGCCCTATCGAAGGCATTGGCCACTGATCGTGCGGACCAAAGCTGAACTTCTTCACCTGTAAGATCCTTCATTCTTTTTAAATATTGTTTTTCCTTAGTTCTTAATTTCCTTTTAAGTCCGAAAGCTCTCTCCATGTCAATTCTAATTCCGCGCTTGGTCATGTTAAGTATCACCCTGATCAGCCTGCATTCCAGGTCATATACACCCTCAAGGGAGTCTTTCTCTATTTCTATCATTAAGCGCTCGTGCAATTTATAGGTGAGCCTAGCGTCTGTCTCAGCATATTCGCCCACAAATGATGCGTGCATTTTATACATTTCGGCTTTGGGATCAAGTCCAAGTTCCTCTGCCTTAGCTTTAAGAACCTTCTCGTCTTTATATTCCCCTAGGTAATCAATGCACATTTGATTAAGGGCATAGGAGTACCTGTTTTCATTCAAAAGAGCTGATGCAATCATGGTATCGTGCAGGTAACCCTTAACCTCTATATTTAAGGTTGATAACCAGCCCACATCATACTGCGCGTTGTGAAAAACTTTTTGTATTGAATCATCTTCACATATGGACTTAATGTATTTAAGTGTTTTAGTCCTGTCCATGTTTCCACCACCCTCGTGAGCAATGGGATAATATGCAGTAAAATCACCGCTTGATATGGCAATGCCTATAACTGACCCTATCTTTCGTGGCCATCCTGGGCCCATTGTCTTCAGTTGGGTATCACACGTCTCCAGATCTATGGCCACCACCTTTCTTCCCTTCATTGAGGGAAATTCCGTGGGGTGCAGCCATTCGGACTTAACTATGTCCTGGTTAAATAAATCACGAACCATTTTTAAGCTCCCCCGCTATTGCCATGTACGCGGCTCCGTCCACATAATCATCAACGTTGTGCTTGCCAACCTTCGACCTGGATACTTTTACCAATCCCATCATCATCGCAGCTTCATCGGCTGTTATGGACTCCATTGGCTTGAGCTTGTCGTCAAGGTATATGTTCCAGAACTCCGCAATCTGCGCATGGTTCTTGAACGTGTCACCATGTGACTCCTGCCGCCTGTTGCTTACCAGATCAGCGGCTTTCGTTAGTATTTCTTCCTTGTTCATATGATGAATCCTCTCTCTGGTTGTGGTTGTATTATATGCAGTTCCTTTTTGGCGCGTGTAACCCCTACATAGAATACACGGTTAGTGTCGTCTGAATCCTTTTCCATCTCGTCCCTGTTGGCCCTTGATATGTCAGTGAACATCATTACATTGTCACACTCTCCGCCTTTGGCCACGTGAACTGTGCTTAGGTTAATGAGGGGATCCGCAGTTAAGTTTTCAGGGTTGAATCTTTCCAAGGCCTGTAAATATTCCCTGTCCCTGTTCCCAATCTTTTCAAAGGCAACATCCCAAGGAACACTTGTTTTTAACAGTCCGTGGTGTTCAACGAGCTCTTCTATGTTGTAGGATTGTTCTTCCTTCTTCTCCCCTTCAAATGATTTTAAGTTCTTGTATCCCCTAGCCACTCCCGTCTGGGAAGTTAAGTGACCGTATATGTCTGTTACATCCTTGTAGGAGACATCCTTGGCTTCATGCAACCTGTTCCACGCGTCCACGGCATTCAGAAGTTCTTTCTTGATTGCCATCTTGTTGTTCTTTTTGTACGGCAATCCCTGTATGCGAAGATCATTTTCTATTTCCTTGAACATGTATTTGCATGTTGCAAGAACCAACCAATTTCCTTCCCGAACATTAACGGCTTCCGGATAGGCGTGAAACTTAAGGACTCCCTTGTAGTCTCTGGGATGCCATTCCTTTTCCCTCCTGTTTTGTATTCTGCTGGATATATTCACAGCTATCTTGTGAACTGACTGTGGGCATCTATGGGATTCTTTTAAAACTTCAACTTTACCTGGCATCTTAATCAAGTGTTCCACATCAGCGCCGGCCCACCTGAAAATGGCCTGGTCATCGTCACCGCTTATGTAAACCCTTTTAGCGTTTGCCCACATCTTCTCCGCCATGTCCCATTGCAAATTGTTCAAGTCCTGCGCTTCGTCAATGATGACAACATCCAGCTTGGGAACCGGTCCTGATTCAATGTAGGTTGAAAGCATGTCGGTAAAGTCGTGCTTGTAATTCTTTTTCTTGTAATCCTCCAAGGATCTGTAGGCCCTCGACAGTTCACGCCATGCAACGTCCACGTTATATTTATTATAAAATTCCAGTACTTCCATCTTCTTGACCCTTGCCTTGTTTATTATTTTTAAAAATTTATTGTCAGTTGTAATGATTCCGGTATCATCCCAGTCCTGAGAAACAAAATTCATGTCCACCCCGTAATCCTCTGAAAATGTTTTATAGTCATACGCGTCCATGACCTCCGCGTGAGTCATTCCCAGCTGTCTCTTGCCAAAGGCATGCAGGGTGCTGAAATAAGGAAGATCATCATTGGTTAAATTGAATTTGATTTTTGCCCTGTTTCGTGCTTCATCGGTGGCTTTGGTAGTAAAGCTGACAAACGCAATGGCTGACGGATCAGTTCCATTTTTAAGCTCCCGCTCCACTATCCGCAGTAAGTTCTCAGTCTTACCTGTGCCTGGAGGACCTAGTATTATGTTAACTTCTGGCATTCATCTCCTCATATACTTGCAGTATTCGTTTACAATCCTCAGGGGTGACACTATTTTTTTTGTTATTAAATTCCCATGTACAAAAGACAATATTACCTTCTTCATAGGAAAGTCTTGGATCTACACGGTCAATGGATATATTAGTAGGTGTGGTTGGTTTCCGTCCTTCTCCCATTGATCGTTTAGTAGTAAGTTCAACTCCAGTATATCTACAACAAGGACCATATTCTTTTTTATGGTTGTTCCATAATTCTAAAAGATGGTCTCTGTTTTTAATAAAATTAATAGTTCCTTTTTTTTTGCTTGATTTTTTTATTGACTGCCATAAAATCTCAATAAACCCTTTTTCTGATTGTTTATATTTTAAATCATATTTAGCTCTGTAAGCATTTGATCTATGATAAGGATGTTACCATTCTACCCTATGAAATCCGTCTCTGTTTATTTCTTTTCTAAATCGTATAAATATGTATCCATCTTCCCGTTTATCTTTATATTTTAAAT